AAATCCCGGAAACATTTCATCTAAACGTGAGTACATATCCTGTATATCAGCATTTAAATCTTCATTTTGTCCAAATCTTTTTGCTATTTCTCCTGCGCGTCTTTTAATTCTTGTTGGACCTTCACGATTAAAAACTGTTGTAGGTGTGTTAGAATATTTATTTTGTCCCCCAGATAATTCTGGACGCTTTTCTACAGCTTTATTGATATTAAATGTAACTTCATTAGCTTTATCTAATATTTTTTGTTCGTCAGAACTACGCCCAAGATTTTCTAGTTGAGATTTATCTCTCCATTTCTGTACACTTTTATTTTGATTAGAAACTCTTCCAGCTTCATTAGCTCTATGAGCCAAACTCTCTTCTATTTCAGAATTTAATATTCTATCTAAAGTCATTTGTTCGCCAGCAGGATCTTCTATAGATTTATATGATTGTTGACCTTTAGTAGCATCATATAATTTTTGCTTGTCTGCTATACGATCAGCAACATGTTTCTTTTCTCCCTCTTTGGCACGAAAAAGTTCTCCTTGTTGTCCTTTACGTAATTCAGGTTCTATTTTAGATTTAAGTTCTTGTTTTTCTCTTCTACTTATTGTTGGTCCTAATTCTGTTTCAGCTAATTCTTTAGCTATTGATTCATCTAATGAAAGTTTAGGATCAGCAAGACCTTGTACTCCTTCTTCTGTTAAACTATCATAAGGATCTGGACCTTCACCTTTTTCTAATAATTCTGAATCTTTAGTTCTTATAGTTGCGCTTTGTCGAGGTTCGGGTAAATCTGACTTAGCTAAAACATCTCCTGTTCCTAATTTCTTTTGTGTAGCTAAAATAGCTTTTACTAATAGATTTAAGTTAGCCATGTCTCAAACTCTTTCTATCTTCTTGAATATCACGTTCTCCCCACTGTCTCCAACCAACATCTTTTCTTATAACAGCTTTAGTAAGCTTAGATATATTAGGTTGATTAGACAACATATATTTTAAAGTATCCATAGCATGATCATCTTTATCAATAGGTTTATCTATTTGTTCTCCAGTAGGAGATTTCTGCCAATAATAATCACTCATCTCATTTATGAAGAACTCTAACTCATCACTAATATATAAGTATGGTGCTTCATATTCTCCTGTAATAGGATTCTGATGATTACGTTGTGGAACAAGATACTGATTAACTTTAACAATACCATTAGAAATATCATTATTACCACGTATACACATAATACCTTCTTCTAAGAAAAAGTCAGCAATTGATTTACCTACTAGCTTTTTACCTACAGCTTTACGTCTAAATATATCTGGATCAGAAAGTATCATGTTACTTGGGTCCACGCTATACTTATTGCGAAGATGCTTAATAGCAGCAAACTGATCTTCAAGTACACATTCTTTCTCATAGGCTCCACCCATGATAAACACATTACCCAAAGTATCACAGAACCCCAAAAGATAGCAGTAAGGAACAGCAAGCCCATAGTCATAACCCTCTAAAAATGTAATATTAGATGCTTTAATTTTTAGTTGGTTATAGTAATTTTCAATAGCATGATGAGACATAACATGAACTGCTTGGTTAAAAGAAGGATATACTAATCCTTCATAACTAGCCCATTCACCCATAAGAAACCTAGATCGCATCTGACCCTTATAAGAAGACTCTAATGTCTTAATAAAATCTGGTTCTAGGTTATCTTTGTTTTCGTATGTACTACCTTCATATAAGTCTATGATCGGAATAGGTAATTTATTATCATCATAAAGCATTTTGCCATCATCATCAGTTTCACAGAGTAATTTTTCGTCAACTCTTCCAGCATGTAATTCGTGGATAGGACGTACTAATTCTCTATATACCCAATTACGTGTTGGGTTACTGGTAAGAATTAACCAACGAGGACCACTCTTAGGCATAGTTGGATCATCTCCATGATAAGGAGTCATGCCACGTAAGCGTCCTAATAAATCTAAAAAGTCTTTGTGAACAATTTCTGGGTCTTCCATCTGATCAATAGCAATAGCATCATAAGTTGCTGATAATAAGTTGGAAGTTGTAGCTTCTGTTCCTATTTTACCTTGTTGTGCTATATATCTAAAATTAATAGTTGTACCATTTGTAAGTGTACAAGTGTTAGATCCATTAGCAGATTTAGGAAAACTTTGAATCCAAGAAGCTGGAACCCATTTTAAAAATTCTTTTCTTAACGTATCATTTAATTTCGGGTATGTACTACGAGCCATAAGCAAGTTAGATCCCGGATAATCTTTAGCAATGTTAATCATTTTAATACAAGTAGTGGCAGTCTTGCCGTTAGCAAAACCCCCACCAAAAAATTGTATTTTAGATCTACTTGCTAAGAATCGTTCATTTAACGATCCTTTGTGGATTTTGTAAGTAGCCATTAACGATTGTCTACAGCCCAATCAGCATTAGTAAGTGCATCAGTATTCATATCACCATCAGCACGTTTACCTACATAATTTTGATCAGAAGCAACATCAGTAGCTCTTTCTCCTACATAAGCAGGAACAAGGTTTGCTATAACAGTTGCAGCTACTCGATTAACACTACTAAGTTTGTTTTCGGGACCAGAACCTGTAGTTCCACCACCATTACCACTAATATCACGAACTATAGCCATTATTCTTTCCTTTAAGTTGTCGATTAGTTAATACTTTTTTTATTGAAGCCCCAGGATTCTTCTGAGCATACCTAGCTGCAGATTGTTGTCCTTGCTTAGAATAATCAAATTTTTTTGTTTTTCCATCGGATGTTGTTACTTTTGGCATATTAAAACTCTTTCGGTGTTATATCTATAACAGGAATTTCATTCTTATTATCTATATACTCAATAGTTAGACCACCTTCCAAAGAATGTTTGTGTTCTACGACATCTGCAGGACGATGGCCAGCACGATCTAATACATCTTTTGCTGCTGCCATTCTTGTATTAACACCATTAGCTTGATCTATCATAGCATTAAACATTACACTAGCAGCATCTTTACTATGTTGCACAAACATTCCACGAACATCTGAAGCATCACTAGCTAATATATTTTGCACTAAAGTCTTTTGTAATTCAATATAAACATCAGAAGATTTAATATTTTTTAATTCATCTGTTTCTATTGATAGAAGATAAGCAATATCATTATCACTTAAACCAAATAAAGAATAAGAAATAATAACACTTAGAGTATTCATTTGTTTAGGAGGAACAGGAAGATCGTTAATACGCTTTCGTGCAGCAACGATCTCCTGTTTAATAGTCTCTGTATTAGGAACTTCTACTAATATTTCATCATTAATTATTGAGCCATTAGTAGGATCAATTTTAGTTCCATCAGCTAATACTAAAGGTTCAGATCCTGTGACCAAAGTCATTTACTAATTGCCTAGATTTTGTGTAGGCATCCTTACTGATCCTGAAGAAGGTGGAGGAGGATTACCAGTAAAAGGTTTATTAGGATCTTTTCCACTTACTCTGTTTAATATTTGTTGCCAAAATCCCGGAGAAGGATTTCCACTAACTTGAGACATTCCTTGAGTAGGCATCCTTACTGACCCACTAGTAGGAGGAGGGGGAGCTGGTATATCCATTTTTGTTCCAGCTTCTCCAAAACCATCACCAGCATTAGCCAATGGAACAGCATCTTGAGTTTGAGGTCTCGGCACATTCGTATTAATATTAACAGGAGCAGCAGCTAATTTATCATTTAAACTTGGACTACTATTTAAATTATTCCACCAATTAGAAATACTATTTCCAATATTACTCATTATTGATGGATCATTATTTACTGGTGCTTGATATCCCGGTATATTAGCATTAGCCATCATTCTATTAAATGCCGGATTATCTATTCCTCCTCCAGCAGGATTTGGTTCTTGAAATACTTGTTGATCTAACTCAGGATTTGATCGATATCTTCTACCAAGTATGTTCCATAAATTTTCTAATCCTTGACCTGTTGGCATAGGAGGTCCAAAAGAAGTGGGAGAGAAATTTGGTTTTGGTTGTGGATACATAGATACATCTATATTTTCTGCATTATCAGTAGGAAGATTATTAAAGTCATCCCATTGTGGAGGAACAATAGATTCAGCAGCTGCTACTTCATTAGATCCAGCTTCCATACCAGCAAGGTCTTCTGGATTAGTCCAATGTTGTATACCTCTTGTTGGAGGAGGAGTAGGACTAAAATCATAACCTTGTGATCCTACAACATCATTAGAATCCATAGGAGGACGAAAATCTCCACGATTATCAAAATTATCTATAAAAGCTTGTTCGCTTTCAGATAAAGAAAAAGGATTATTAAAATCTTTATCTTTTAAACTATTATAATAAGTATCTTGAGCAGAAGTCAAAGCATCGCGCATTTGACCTCCACCAACTGTAGCCAAACCTTTTTCTATTTTTCCGGGAGCGAAGGCAGACATGCCTCCTCGACCTTGTATAAATTCTTCTAGTCCTTGGTCTATTCCTCTAGGATCAACAGATTGGCCTTGAGTTATTCCTATTGCCATCTAACGACCAGCATCCATTTTACCACCACCACCATTGCCAGAAGCATCAGTAGGATAAGTTGCAGGAGCACGATTAGAACGAGCACCAGAAGGAATTAATTCTTTCTGTAGTTCTGTAACATCTCCAGCAGCAACAGCACGAGCTGTATTTGCTCCAGTAGAATCTTGGTCATTATTAATAACAGAACTCATTTGCTCATTGGAAGTAACACCACGAACACCACCTTGAGAATTTGTACCACCAGTAGTAGCAACAGAATCTACTTGAGCACGAGTAACACTAGCACTAGTAGAAGGTGATGAATCAGTTAATAGGGTAGATAGTATTTCACCATGTTGTCTCATACCAGCTTTACGTAATATTCTCATTAAGTGATATCTATTAGGTGATCTTTTACTTAGTAAGGAATAAGTGCTTACACTTCCAGCATCATCTTCCCAATATCCAGTTGAAGTAGCCATAACTCTTGTCTCCACTCAGTTGTTTTGTTTGTGACTAGTTTAAATGTGTTATATGTTTGTCTCGCTGTGTTAAACACATGGTAACTCCTAAAAAACCATCCGTCAACAACAAACTTATATTACGGGCTTCGCAGAAGCCCGATTTCGTACTATCTCTACTTACCTCTTATTATACCTTATTATACCCTGTAATATTTTGTAACATCTTATAATAATGACTATGGGCCTCTTTTGATTAAAGGGGGTGATGGTAGATCTCCTATTAGACCACGCCAAAATACAATAAACCGAACTTTTGGAACAGCGGGGGGATAAATTGCAAACATCTGGCCGGAGGGGTAGGTATAAGTAATGTAACTACTTATTGTGTGACATTAACTACACATTAGTAACTATAACTACTACTTAACAGTGTTATAGGAACAGTTAGTGTTACATAACAACTACTACCTACTATACAAGCGCATTCGAGCGCACTCGCGCATGTAACTACTACACAGTCTACTTACTATATCATGTATAAGTGTATCAACCTCATCACAACCAGCTGTATCTGTTACTACATATAGTAGTTTACTGATACATCGTGGTAAAAAGTGGTGCTCGTTGCAACGCTTTGGTGCGTAATAATGTAGGTCTGGCCGGTGTAGTAGGTGTTATAAGGGAATAAGCTCTTATAATATAATTTAAAACT